TCGCTGGGTGGTCGTCCGGGTTGGCCGGTGCGGGCACCGTTACGGGCACGCCATGCGCGTTGATATTCGGCAGTTGACATAGTGCAGGGAGTATAGACCTAGAAACCTGTGGCGGTCAACAGGCGATGATCAGTCCAACCAGACGAGATATCCGGCAGTCACTTGACCTGCGTCTGGGTCAACGAAATGCAACCGCTGCGATGGTCGGCCAGTCGCAGCCATGAACTCCTTTGCGTACACGTTCTCTGACTCTGGTGAACCGGTGACGTAGATTTGGCAGCCGTTCGCCATTGTCAACGTCATCGGTGTGTGGAAGTGCCCCATGTACACATCGGAGAAGTCATCGATCACGCCTGCTGCCCACTGGTTGCATTTCCTGAGGATGCCGAACGCTGGTGTGTTACCACCGAACGATTTGATCTCGTCACCATGCACCAACAGGGCACGGTAGTTGCCGATCTCCACGATCTGATACCAGTCACCGCTGGTGTGCCACGACACACGGTCGTGTCGTGTGTATCGGTCTGCTGCTATCGCGTAGGCCATCCGGTCGATGTTGTCGCCACCGGGCATTTCACCCTTCCTGCCAAGACGACCGTGGTTGCCGTACTCGCAAGTCACCTTCACCGTGTCAAACCCTGACGACAGGACACCCACGAAATCATCCATCAGATTCGCACAGGCAAACAACTGTTCAAACAGATGTGATTCAACCTCATACGCCTGACCGGGGAAGATGCCCAGCCCTTCCACCATGTCACCGCCGAACATCACATGACATTCCTTCACCGGATGATCAGCACGTTGAATCTCTGTCATTGACAACACTTTGTGCGCGAACCTGATGATCCTGTCACGGCACACAGCCATCCCATAGTCCGATGTTGCTTTGCCCAACTGCCAGTCAGTCGCGTGAACCAACGCAACCTCAGCACCAGCACGCCGCTTGTCTTTCACAGGCGCGTCAGGGAACTGTGGTGCACCTTGTGTTAGTGCAGCATCGCGGGCTGCTTGATATACCGCTTCGATCAGGTCAGCGGTTTTCCGTCGTGCTTTGCGTGTTGCAGCCTGCTGCCGTGATAGTGCTTGTCGTAGTTCGTCAACTTCGCGTGACAGATCGAATTCATCCATTGCGTCGCCGCCATTTCTGCACTGCATCAATAGAGATGTCGTACCCCCATCCTTGCAGCACGCGTGCTATCGCACTGCCATGATAGGTGCGATCAGCGAGCGCAGCAGTCAACGCGTCACCGCGTTCTGTGCCATCCAACTCGTCAAGGATCGCATCCAACTTTGACTGTGGGAACACAGGCTGGTTTTGTGCGTCGAACTCTGACATGTCCATGAGTGGGGCAGGTTCCTTTGTGGTTGTTTGCTTATCGGCCAAACCTTGTGTCGGTCGGGTCAAGCCATGTGATCACCAGAGGCAGGATTGATGCGACACCCGCTGCGAGATACACGCGCAGATCACTCATGTCCACAGAGAAGATGTCACCACCATCAGCAAGAAACAGGGACAGGATCGTTGCTGCGAACACTTTGATCCACGATTTCAACATTGCATTCATCATTTGCCTCCGTGTGCCTCATGGTCGGTGATGTGATCGTGTAGACGGTCATCGATCTTGTCCACCTTCCGATCAATCCCTTTGAGTAGTTGGTGGTTGTTGTGGTGGTCACGATTGTTTTCGCGACGCACACGCTCCAACAGGACAGCCAACACACCGCCGGGTGCGAGCACCGCAAGCAGGATCGCCAACGTGTCTGCGCTCACGACGCAACCGCCTGCACATCAACGAGCACATGTGTCGCAGAGTATGACCAGACGTTGATGTGACCGTCCACGACAGGCACCCATGAAGTGTTGCAAATATCTTTCACCCCATAATTCAGGTTCGACACATCAGGCATCGCACCTGCACCCCACGCAGTCAAATACCCTGACGCGTTCTGCTGGGTCACTGTCAGGTTCACGAACACTGCACCGGATTCCTGACCGACCGGGATTGCACGCACCGTCTGTGCAGGCAACGGGTTGTCATCTTCACGCGAGTCATACACTCGTCGTGGTGGTGAAACAATTTTCATGGTCAAATCCTTGTCGGCTGAAGTGTCAAATTCGCCTGTCGTGATCTGATTATAGATTGCGTCACCCGGACAGGCTGTCGCACCCACATCACGATGACCCAACACCTTCAATGGGTGTCCGCACCAGCGTTCCACATCAGCGACGAAACGACGCACACGGGTCACTGCTGCTGTCGATCCCGGCTCGTCAAGGTTCACGCGCATCTGTACTGACACGCTCGTGTTGTTGGCACCTTTGTTCGCAGCGTTCCTGTAGTCGATACCACGCACCTGCCACAACACACCGGCGCGATCCACCACCGCGTTATAGCCCAAACTGTAGCCACGGTTCGTCGCGTAATACCTCTGTGAGTTTGCGAGATCGCGTGCAGTGTCATCACCCACACCGTCATGGCCGGGATAATGAATCACCACGCTGTCGATCATCGCAGGTGCGACCGGTGGACTGGTCGTGTGTTCAGCAACCGTGAACCCCGACTGCTCCCACACAGCCCGTGAACGATCAAACATCACGCCATCAGTTCGTCAGGCTGCGGAGGATCATCCCGCCGGTCAGTCGGCGACAAATGCACATGACAACCGCCACACTCCACAAACGGCGGATCACCCAACACATTGAACGGAATATTCCCGTTCGGGCAGGAGTCATCGGTACAAGTCACAGTCACCATGTCATCACGCCTTTTGGTAGTAATACTGAAACGTCAGAATGTCTGTAGATGTCCATGTGAAAGGAACCGTCGCCGATGTGTTCGCAATGTTCATATAGGTGGTGTCGGTTTTCATCGCTCGCGGGACTGCTGTGGTAGTTGCCACGAAAACGTGGCCGATGTAGTTCAGAGTGCCCGTGTCGGCTAAAAGGCAGACGCCGTTGTATGGGCTGAATGAGCCGCCACGAGAACCCACCGGATGGTTGATGGCAATGGCACCGCTCACCGATGATGTTGAGCCGAGCGTTATTGAAGCAGCGACAAGCACGAGGTCGTTGATTTCGCAATACTGCGCGCTAACCGTACCGTTACCAACTGTCAGGTTGGTCCACACCGGCGTGAACGTGGTCCATGTGCCGATGTCGTTCAGTTCGGCAGCGGTCAACACCTGCCCCGACACAAACGTACCTAACGTCGCCATCACACCACCTCCGGCATCGGAGGATCATCCCGCCTGTCGGTCGGTGCAAGGTGCACATGGCAGCCACCACATTCGACGAACGGAGGGTCACCGAGCACGTTGAACGGCACGTTCCCATTCGGACAGTTGTTATCGGTACAGGTCACAGTCACCATGTCATGCCTTCCGATACCAATACTCTAAATCAATAGTGTCGCCTGTTGCCCAAGTCCACGGGTAGGTTCCACTCAAACCAAATGCGACAATATTAGAACCGGAAACATTCTGTTTGTAACAATATGCCTGCGTACCACTGGCTTGGATAAATCCGGCTACGTATGTAATAGGGCTATTATCTTTCAGCCTTGCTGAACCCCTCCACGAAGGTCCGCCGTTTGCCGTTCCTACTGGATTGTTGATAATAAATCCGCCGGTCAAAGAACTTGTGGAGCCAAAGGTTAAACGGACTTCGACAAACACAACGTCGTTGATCTGACAGTACTTGGCGTCGATGCTGCCGTTACCCAACGTGAAGTTCGTAAACACCGGTGTAAACGAAGTCCATGTGCCGACCGTGTGAGCACCTGTCCCCAACTTCGCTTGCACTGCCTCTACTGCGTCGTTGATGTTCGCGTGCTGTGCAGCGTGGGACGGTGAGTCCAACGTCGATGACGACGACGGGTTGGTGAAACTGTCTAACGAGCCGGGGAAGTTTGTAGCCATACCTGTGTCATCCTAACTTGTTGCCAGACGATAGTTTTCCATACTCGTCATCGTTCAACAACATCAACGGACCGTTCGTGTTGATCGGACCCGG